ACAGATGGCGCAGGCCGTCCTGACCGTTGCTGAGGTAGAAAGAATCACTGGGTGGACTGGCATCGTCGAGATTTATATTACCCGTGCCGGCGGTCGTGCTGTCGGCATTCAGGACGAAGCGATCCATCTGCTCGGCCCCATCGCGCGCCAGTTCCTGACGAAGCGTCGGCAGAATAGCGACGATTGAATCTTCGTCCAGGTCATATGCCCAATCGATCTCAGCGACCTGCTCGGTCGCCGTGAGCGTGCTCTTGGCCGTCGCGGGATCGCTGACGGTCGTCGCGGTGTTCTGCGTCCCCTTGCGCCAAGTGACCTGGCCCCAGCCCAGCGGGATATCGAACGGGTCGGTCGGCATAGGAATGACGCCGATCGTGTTGACGATCTTCGACGCCAGGAACATGTCGCTCCATAGCACCGACGCCATGCCGGTCGGCACGAACTCGTCGCCTGTTCCGGCGCCGGTGGCCGTCAACTGCTTGCCCATGACCTCCTCAAGTTCCTTCGAGGGCGGGCGAACGCTGTCCGGCTTGATCTGGCGCGCCTTGGACAGAAGCCAGTAGGTGAAGACCAGATCGTCGATCGGCTGGCCGGCAAACTTGCCGGCAGCCTGCACGCCGGGGCTGACGTGCTGGAATCCAGGCGGCCCGATGATCTCACCGCGACGGAGGGGCCGGTTCATTTCGGCGTCCGCCAGTTTCGCGGCGACCTGCTTGTCCACCAACGCCGTCACCTCGGCGGCAAGCGCCTTGGTATCGAGGGTGGCCCGGTCGGTTGCGTGTTCCTTCACGGTCTGGGCGAGTTGCGCGATCTCGCTCTTGAGTTCTTCAAACACTGTGTCGCTCATACGAGGACCTCCTTTGTGAGATTGATTAACTGCCGCAGTGTATCAGCGAGATCGCGCTCGCTGTCTGCATCGAGTAGGGAATCACCATCCTCGGACTTGAATTGATCCTGATGGTGGGTCAAATGTCGATCGACGCCGGCCCGATCAGCGTCTGGAATGCTGGCCTGTAGCAGCCGCGCCCGCGCATTGTTGACGCCGCGCAGGACGACGCGACCATCGGGCAGGTGGTGGGGGAACTTGTAGGATTGCTTCGCGTCCGGGTCGCCCGACTCATCCACCCAGGCGTGGACGCGGCGAAGAACGGCTTCTTCGTTGGGAAGTTCTGCGACGACGGCTGGGCCGTCCCAGGGGGTATCCGGATCGGCTTTTGGCGTGTCGTGCGGTGCGATTGCGCCCTTGACCTCAATACCGTTCGCGCCCTCCGTTTCCGTCTGCTGCTCAACTTCGGCCAGCACTTCGTTGAGGCCATCGCGGGCACCACGTATCTTGCCCTCGTTCTTCGCGGATAGAACGCGCCCGCGCTTCTGGATCACATTCGAGATTGCGCTACTGTCGCCCTCGCTCGTCGCCATGTCGCGTATCACATTGATGTGACCTTGCAATGAATCGAGGTCGTTGATGCAGCCATCGAGTTCATCGCCCAGCTTTGCTATGTCCATTTGCCTGAATATGGTCGGAGTCCAATCCACCGGGGGGAGCGTAAGCGTATTGGTGAGCAAAGAAATGTCAGATTGTGGATCGAATCCCTTCACCGCCAGCCTGAGCGCGTCCTGGTTGTACGGAATCGGCACGAGCGACCACTCCAAAAGCTCCCATTCAGTGAAATCCATCCCGCCCGTTTCATTCGGATTATTCGCCAATGGAACAAACCCGATCGAGGCCGTGCGAATCCATCCGCCTTTCCATAGAAGCCTGATGATATTCTGCGGATCGCTGTCGTTCGCGGCGGGTCGAAGCTCGAAATCTGCCACGATGCCATCGGCTGATATGTCCAATGCATTTGTCTTTCCGATGGTTGACCACGGGGAATGATAATCGTGCCCCCATTGCACAACAGGGTTCCTGGAATAGTTTTCAATTCGAGCGCCGTTTGGGAGAACTCGATCACGGTCTCGGTCAATTGAGGCGGTATTAATGACGATACGCCCGCCATCCTTGCGCTGTTCAAGCACCTTTATCTCGTAAGTTTTGTGCATTGGCGTCATCTGTTCACCCGCCTTCTGTGCTATAATGGCTTTGGGCTTGAGTCGTCTGATCAACGACTGACGAGCGCGATCCCTGACATCGCGCGCCCCACATCCAGGGTCAGGTCACTTACGTCAGGAGAGTGCAAATGTCGTCCCCCATATGTCGCAATTGCAGAAAGCCCCTTCACGATTCCAAGCATCCCAAACGGGCATTTTGCTCGAAAGCCTGCTTTGACCAATGGCAGACCGGCAGGCCAAATTCCAAGAATGACATTGAACACATTACGAAAAAGTGCGAAACATGCGGCAATACATTCGCCGTGATTCCGGCTCATGATTATCG